TTCTTCTTGATTCGGTTCAAGGAAGAGGTCCTGGTATGGCATTTATTCCATATTGCTCTCTTCCTGAATTGGAAGCTTGTATGACTGTGTGGGAGTTTATGGAGATGATTCATTCTAGATCTTATACATATATTATCAAAAATGTGTATGCAGATCCTACAGAAGTATTTGATACTATCTTAAATAATGAAAGGATTCTTGAGAGAGCATCTTCAGTTACTGAAGCATATGATGATTTTATTAATGCCGCACAGAGATATGGTACATCTAATGAGTGGATTTTTGCACAAGAAAATGCTGGTTATGCAAGAGAAAATCGTATTGAATTGAAGAGGAAACTTTACAGAGCTATTGCAAATGTCAACATTCTCGAAGGTATCAGGTTTTATGTCTCGTTCGCTTGCAGCTTTGCGTTTGGTGAACTCAAACTTATGGAAGGATCCGCTAAAATTATCTCTCTCATCGCAAGAGACGAAAATCAGCACCTTGTCATTACTCAAAACATCCTCAATAAGTGGAGTGAAGGGGATGATCCAGAGATGCAGCAAATTGCTAAAGAGGAACAAGATTGGGTAATCAATCAATTTAAAAATTGTGTAAATCAAGAAAAGTCTTGGGCACAATACTTATTTAAAGATGGATCCATGATTGGTTTAAATGATAAACTTCTTAACAATTATGTTGAGTGGATTGCAAATCGTCGTATGAAATCTATTGGCATTAAACCAATTTATGATATTTCTGCAAAGAATAATCCTCTTCCTTGGACTGAGCATTGGATTAGTTCTAAGGGACTCCAAGTTGCTCCGCAAGAAACAGAAGTTGAATCTTATGTTGTTGGTGGCATTAAACAGGATGTCACAAAAGATTCTTTTAGTGGATTTAAACTTTAAATTTGTAACAAAAAATACAAAAAAACTTGACTATATAACTGCAGAAGAGGTATAGTACCTCTAACGTTCATTTGCTATTTGCAAATAGCAAACGGAAGTAAGCCGACTCGGAACGGATCAAAACCTACTATAGGTCGTTCATCTATGGAAGCACTCATTCTAACTTGCTTGCAGGCACAATTAATTGTTGGGAGAATTCATAAACAGGAAATTCCCAAACAAGTAAAGAATGATTTAATTTGGGAGATTAAACAAATTTCTCCCAAAGAGTGCAAAATAGACGCAAAAGCCGACTGAAGGAACGCTCTTTAACCTCAAAATTAAGGAGAACCCTAATGTCTAAAGTCGTTTATAGAGGTTGTCAGTATGACACCGAAGATGCAAAAAAAGAGTATATATCCTGGTATAACCAAACTCATGCCCCTGCACATCCACAAAATACATATCGTGGAGTAGCATATCGTCCATGCAAAAACATGGAGGTGCAAAAATGAATACTTACTTCGTTCTTTATCTTAAGAGAAAAGCAAAAAAAGAAAAACTTCTTAAACTTGCACAATTAAATATGGCAAAGCAACCACAAGTTGCTTGAATTTAGAGGGGCATTTGTCCCTCTTTTTTTATAAATAACTAAAAATAGTCTAAAAAGATGTCCCTAAGAAATTCATATAAAAGTTTTTATAGTGAAGGTATTGCTGCAGAGCATCCAGACGTTGCTGGACAAAAAGAATTTGCCAAGAAAGCAGATGCTGAAGTTGCTCGCAGAAAAGCAGCAAGAGCAAAAAAAGCAGGACCACAACTTCCAAGTTTTGTTGCGTCAGTAAGAAAAGAAGAAACTGAACTTGATGAAAAGATTGATGTAGGTGCTAATGTTAGTAAAACAATCAGTGATTTTGTTCATTCAAAAAGCAAAACATTCAAAGGTGACACTAAAAAACAAAGAATTAAAAGAGCACTTGGTGCTTATTATGCAGCACAAAAAGAAGAAACAGAAAACATGTATAATTACATCATTGAAACGTTAGTTGCTGCTGATTACGCAGAGAATTATGAGGCAGCAAAAGTAATGTTTGAGCACATTAGTGATGAGTTTGCTTCTACTATCCTCGAAGAATATATTGAAGAAAAGGCAAGAGGAACTAGAAAGAAATCATCTGTTCACGCATATGATGTCGATGAGACTCTTTTTGGCCACGGAAAAAAAGGAAAACCAAACGTTCAGGTTCACGTAAAAGATGAGTCTGGAAAGAGAGTTCAAAGTTTAAGTAACCAGGAGTTTAACACTCATAAACTTCAGAAAGGTCATTCTTATGACTTTAGTGAATTCCAAAGTGCTAAGAAGTTTAGAGAAACTTCAACACCAAATAAAAGAGTGATTAAAGATATTAAGAGAAAGCAAGCAAGAGGTCAAAACGTTCATTTGATTACTGCTCGTTCCAAGTTTGATAAACCAGGTGAATTTCAAGGACATCTCAAGAAACACGGTGTAGACGTAGATAAGTCAAAGATTCACTACACTGGTGGTATGAGGGGTGGTGATATTGGTAAGAAAAAAGTTGATGTTGCCAATGCAGTAGCAAAACAAAGTGGTGCTAAAAAGATTCATATGTACGATGATGCCGCAAAGGTCCACAAGGCATTTGAAAAGGAAAAGAAAGAAGCACCAACAACAAAGAAAATAAAAACTCATATGGTTGCACCAGGTGCAGATGGTGAGTCAAGAGTTCGTTCTTTCCAAGCAACTAAAGGTGGAACAACTGGTGGTCCAGAAAAGACCACCAAACAAAAGCAACGTTCTAGAAAGAAAGCAAGAAAGAATATGGGTGAAGAGATGACTGCTTACGAGTACTGGAAGCAATTTATCGACTAATGGTATAGGAAAATGAGTGGGGAGTTTCAAAAACCTCATAAAAACAAAAAGTTTTCTCAACAAGAGAAACTTTTGAAACTCCAAGAACTCTTGAAAAAACTAGAAGAAAAGAAGAAAAACAATAAATAAAAATAGAATACTGTCTCTCGGAAGATGAATAAAAAGGATTTGGATGCTTTACGTGAATTGTATTTGAATTTATATGATTTTCAACAATTGGATGAAGCACCAGGTGGTCCCGCAAGGTTCTGGGACAGCAATATGGGAAGGTTCGTAGCAAATGTGGGAAGAACTGCTGGTGATGTTAGAGATGTTTTGTATGGAGACCCAAGTGGTCGAGCATCACAAGTTGCTAGACAAAGACTAGCACAAAGAGTAACTGGGAAACCAGTCACAGAATATCCAGACCAAAGGGCAGCAAGAATATCAAAAGCACAAGATGCTGCAATTGCTGCCGCAAAACCCCCAACAAAAAATCCACCAAAACCAGCAGAAGCACCAAAACCAGCAGAAGCACCAAAACCAGCAGAAGCACCAAAACCAGCAGAAGCACCAAAACCAGCAGAAGCACCAAAACCAGCAGGTTCTCCTCCACCAAGACCAGCAGCAGCATCTGGTCCAGTTCTTTCAAAGAAAAATGGAGTAGAAGGAACTGGAGTTGGTGCTAATTTTAAAGCAAGAGCATTTACTGCGGCAGAGAAATCTCGTTATGCAAGTGTTGCTGCAAAAAATGCTGCAAGAACTTCTGCATCATCAGGAGCAGCAACTCCTGCTGCGGCACAACCAAAACCACCAACACCAGCAGTTGGTAAGTTGGGAAGTACTTCATTTGAAAGAAGAACTCCAACATCTGCTGAATTGAGAGCAGCACAAGCAGAACGTGCAACACAAAAAGCATCAGGGCAAGATACTAGTTCTGTAAAGAATGCAGAAAAGGCACTTCAAGCAGCACAGAGGACAAATCTTCCTACAACTGGACCATCTGTTGACCTCGCAACTGCTAAAACAAGCATTGAATCAGATAAAGCAAAATTCACTCCAAGAGATATGAATAAATATCCAATAAAAACACCAAATCCTATAAATAATACAAAACCTTCACAAACAATGAAAAGTTCTTACGAATGGCCATCTGCAAAAACAATCAAAGATATTGCAGATGCTTATGCTTCAATCTATGAAGGAAAGAAGAAGGACCAAGATGGTGATAAAGATAAAGACTTTGCAGATGTAATGATTGCAAGAATGATGGCATCTGGAATGTCAAGAGCAGAAGCAATCGCAGCAGTTAGAAATAAAGAATATAATGAAGAGTTTGTAACTGAAGACCCAGTACAAGACTTTAGAGATATGAGGAGAGCAAAGGAAAATGCTGCAGGATTGAGAGGTTCCGAACTATCTAATAGTGCTAGACCTGCAGGGTCGGCAGCACAAAAACCACAACCAAGAAGCAGAGAATTTGAAAAGGTTCTTCCTTCAGGCAGTAAACCCAAACCATCTGGGGGTGGAAGTGCAGCAATGAGAACAACAGGACCTTCATCACCTGGGTATGATACAAGAAGATTGGGTGGTTCCGATTTGAGAAGACTTTCAAATTCTTATGAATTTGAAGGAAGTATGGTTGACGAAGCAACCAGAATGAGAAAGGAACTTGGTAAAGAAGGTGAAACAAGAGTTCGTGGAGAACTTGCGGCACGTTCAAGAGCATTCAAACGTTCTGGTAGTGTAGATAAGACTATTGCAGCAGCAGAGAGAGGTGCTAACCGTCCTTATGTTAAGTTCAAACGTAATGAGTCTGATGCAGACCGTAAGAAGAGAGAAGAAAAGCAAAGCAGAACTCTAAGAGGACTTGCATCATCAAGAAGAGGTTCTGTAAGAGATAGACCAAGAGTAGAACTCAGAGGATATGCTGCTAAAGTGGAAGGTTCTGATAAAGACTTACAAAGAGCAAGATCATCGGCAATGTCCGCAGGAACTCTAACTCCGAAAGAGAAGAAGCAATTAGGTGAAGAATATCAAATTTACGAGATTGTAGCATCATACCTCTTAGAGAACAACTTTGCAGAAACAATTAATGATGCAAATGTTATTATTGAAAATATGAGTGAAAATTGGTTGGAAGAAATTTTAAACAATTATAATTGATAAGACTTACATATATTACACCCCTTGACAGGGGTGTTTTTTTATGTCTATAATGACTCTGTGGAGTTTCAAGAAAATACTTAACTCTAAATAGCTCAAAGTAAACTAATGGTTATGAGTTATGAAAATCCTTGGATGTACCAAGGAAATGTATTTGATACTCCCGATATTCAAGATAATTTTGGTTTTGTATATCTTATATCTTGCAATAAGACTCATCGTAAGTATTGGGGTAGGAAATATTTTTGGTCTTTTAGGACTCCTCCAGGAAAGAAGAGAAAGGTGAAGCAAGAATCAGATTGGAAAAAGTATTATGGTTCTTGTCCAGAGTTAAAGGAGGATATTAAGAAGTATGGTAAAGAATGTTTCAGTAGAGAAATTATAAGCCTTCACAGAACAAAAGGGCAATGTAATTATGAGGAGACTAAGCAGTTATTTTTAAACAATGTCTTAACTGAGTCTCTTGACAATGGGGTCCCTGCGTACTATAATTCAAATATACTTTCAAGATATTTTAGGAAAGATTACTTTAATGAAACTTCAAATCAAGAAAATATGCAATGATATAATTAATGATAGAATTGATCGTATGCATATTTTGTGTAATGAGGGAAAAATTGTAGATGCTCAAAGTGTCTATAGTGAGATTCGTGATTGGGTAATTCAAAAAGAAAATCTTGAGGTATTATCTCTAGAATATATCAGTGGTTATTTTATGGATTTTGAGTAAAATCTAAATAATCTGATATAATGCAAAAATCCTTTTTGGATTCCTATTATGAGTAGGTTTCAATATTATGAGATTTTGAATGTGAAAATTAGAGCCGTGGAGATTGCCTTCTGAGAAGAAGGTTTACCCCTTTCTCTATACGGATGTAGAGTTCAATTAAATTTAATGCAATCAATCTTTACAGTAGCCTTGCCCCTTTTGGCAACGGTTACAACCAGCACGGCATCACTGCCATTCGTCAACTACAAGTTGCAAAGTCCTCCACCTCCAGTGGAAGAATTACATAATTCAAAAATTCCTGAATTGCCTCCTGTAGATGAAAAGAAGACAGCAATCCGAGAGGTTGCTCCCGAGAAACCAAAAGAGAAAAGGTTAATTTGTAAAGGGTGTTCACAATATGAAAACCTTGCTTTGGAATTTTTCCAGAACAAGGGAATTAAAGACAGAAACGCCCTTGCTACCATCATGGGCAATATTCGTCAGGAATCTACTTTTATTCCTAACATTTGCGAAGGTGGTAGTAGAACCAGTTGGAGTAACTGCGGTCGTGGTTACGGACTGATTCAATGGACATCTGCCGACCGTTATTATGGATTGGGTAATTTTGCTAAGAAGTATGGTGGTTCTCCATCAGAACTTCACACGCAACTTCGTTATCTAACGACTGAAGTTCAATGGCAACGTATTGAGGATAGAATGAAAACACCTGGAAAATCTATCAATCGTTACATGGACTATGCGTATAGTTGGATTGGTTGGGGCATTCATGGTGCCCGCACATCTTATGCTCATGAGTATGCTAACCGACTGATCACGGTAGAGGTTTGATACAATAGAATAATGGGGAGGTTGATAAACCTCCCTTCAATTAATATTTTAATTTAGTTGACATAAGGATGAGACTGCTTTACTATTCTTGTGTCTTAAGATTTTATTAAGATTGTCTAAATATTGAGGTTTTAATTTTAGGACCTCATTTGTCGTTTAATGTAAAAAAATTTTATGAAATTTAAACAACTGATGCTTGCACCTGTTGCTTTGGGTATTGTTGCTCCTGTTGCTGCGAATGCCGCAGATTTTAATATGGCAGCAGTCAATCAATACTCTACCGAACAGGTCACAAGCGTTTCGCAACTTTCTGATGTGCAACCTACCGACTGGGCATATCAGGCACTCAGCAACCTTGTAGAACGTTATGGTTGCGTTGCTGGTTACCCCAATGGAACTTTTGGTGGTGGTCGTGCAATGACCCGTTACGAGGCAGCAGCACTTCTGAATGCTTGCCTGGATCGTGTGACTGAAGTTACTGATGAACTTCAACGTCTTGCGAATGAATTTCGTGATGAACTGACCATCATTCAAGGTAAGGTTGCATCTCTGGAAACTAAAGTTGCTTCTTTGTCAGCAACCCAATTTTCTACCACTACTAAACTGCGTGGTGAAGCATCTTTCGTTCTTGGTGGTGTTGATAATGCTCGTCTTGCAAACGGAACTAATGTTGGCAACACAGCATTCAATTATGATGTTCGTCTGAACTTTGATACATCGTTCACTGGTAGGGATCTTCTGAAAACTCGTCTGCGTTCTGGTAATTTCTCCAGTCAACCCTTTGGTTCGTCTTCTTCCCTGTTCAAACTAGACAAAGCAGAGAGTACTGCAAATGCAGTTACTCTTGACCGACTTTACTACAGTTTCCCTGCACTTGCTAAAGGTGTGACTCTGACTGCTGGTGCTCTAGTTCGTAATACTGAGATGGCATGGGTTCCTACTGCTTATAAGTCAGATATTCTTGACTTCTTTGCTGTTGCTGGTTCTCCTGGTGTCTATAACAAGGCAACTGGTGCTGGTTTCGGTGCTCAATGGGTGCAACCCACTAAGAAAGGTGGTAGTGGATTTGTTGCTGGTCTGAATTATGTTGCTCAGAATGGTAGCGATAGTTCCAAGGGTCAATTTGATGAAACTGGTGCTCTGAACCTTCTTGCCCAAGTAGGTTATCGTGCTCCTCAGTATGGTGTTGCTTTTGGTTACCGTTATGGTACTGAAGGAACTCGCATTCGTACTTTCAATGGTGTTGCTGGCAATGGTGGTACTCTTGTTGCTGGACAGACTTCTAACAACTATGCCATTAATGGTTATTGGCAACCCAAGAAGTCAGGCATCATTCCTTCTGTGAGTGCTGCTTATGGTTGGAACGAAGTTGGTCTGGATTCTAAGGGAAAAGGAACTCCTAAAGGTGCAACCAATTCTACTACTTGGATGGCAGGTCTTCAATGGGCAGATGTATTTGCTAAGGGTAATGCTGCTGGTTTTGCCATCGGTGCCCCTGGCAATGCTGCTTCACTCACTAAGGATGCTCTGATGTGGGAAACATTCTATCGTTACAAAGTTAGTGATAACATTAGTGTAACTCCTTCTGTATTTTATGTTTCCAACAACCAAGGTCTGAAGAATGCTTCTTCTAACTATGGTGGTGTGATTCAGACGACTTTTAGGTTCTGATAATCCACTCATAAGTTGAGTTAGACTACTCCTTTCTGGGGTGGTCTTTTTTATTGTGTCATAAATAAGTAAAATATTTTGAAAAAAATTATAGAATATGGAAAACATAAAAATTAGATGTCGTTCTTGTGGAAAGGAATTAGAAGGACATCCAACTAAAACTATAACTTGTGGTTGTCCGAATATGGCAACCATCCGTGGTGGAGTCATATCTGCATTGGATTTAAGTAATATTATAATGTTAAATTCTATTCATAAAAAAGAAAAAACAGGTGTCCTTACATCTGAAGATATTGCTTGGCAAGAAGCACGTCGGCAAAGAAAAGTAAAAAAATTAGATTTTGATGTCCGTTAATTGTGTCTTTATATCAACACAAACTT